AGCTATCTTATTTTCAAGATAGCTTTATTGAGTGCTCAAAAAATATATAAAAGGAGATTTATGCCAACAGTAAATGAAAAAGGTATGTGGCGAAATAAAGAAGGTGATTTTATCCATCCTGATATGATAACACCTGATAAGCAGCTTGAAGATGAAGTTGTGGAGAAACTAATAGATAGTGCAATAGTAGTACAAAATAGAATGATTAACTTTAAAGCTAAAGCTTTTGAAGAGTGTTATGGGTTTGTAGATCTACTTCGACAAAAGTATGATATGGAAAGAATAACTTCAAGAAGTGGAGCTGTTACATTAAAAAATTTTGATGGAACAAAGGCAGTTGAGATACAAGTTGCAAAGCTTATATCTTTTGATCAAAAATTATCTTTAGCAAAAGAGAAAATAGATGAGTATTTAACTTTAAAAACAAATGGAGCTGATGCAGAGATACAAACTCTTATAACTAGAGCCTTTGATGTGAAAAATGGAAAAGTAGATGCAAAACAGATACTTAGTCTTAAATCTTATCCTATATCTCATGAGCTTTGGAAAGAAGCTATGAGTATGATAGATGATGCAATAGAGATAGTTGGTACAAAAAGCTATATAAGATTTAAACATAGAAAAAATGGTGAAGTAGATGGAAGTTTGGAGCATATAGTTTTAGATTTAGCTGGACTTGAAATACCAACAGAAGAGGCTAAAGATGACAATATCTAACAAAGGCTTAGAACTTATAAAAGAGTTTGAAGGTTTTAGTGCAAATGCTTATCTTTGTCCTGCAAAAATACCAACTATTGGTTATGGGAATACTTTTTGGGAAGATGGACGAAAAGTTAGAATTGGTGAGCAAATAAGTAAAAACAAAGCGGAAACTTTACTAAAACAAATTGTTACAAAATTTGAAATAGGAGTTAGTGCAAGAGTAACTATAAAAATAAATCAAAATCAATTTGATGCTCTTGTAAGCTTAGCTTACAATATAGGGCTTGGAGCTTTTGAAGATTCTACACTACTTAGACAATTAAATCGTGGTAACTTTGAGGGTGCAAGTAATGAGTTTTTGAGATGGAATAAAAGTGCTGGTAAACCTTTGCTTGGTCTTACAAGACGAAGAGAGCGAGAAAAGACTCTTTTCGATGCAGTCTAAAAAGGAGTTAGATGTTAAATGAAGTAACTAGATTAACAAAAGGTGATTTTTCAAGGTTTAAGAATAAAAAATATCAAGTTAAACAGATTGGTTTTGTTGGCTCTAATGTTATATCAAAACAAAATCTTGAACGTTTTAATACTAGAGATGAAGCTATTAGGTATTTAAATGAATTAGATAAGAAAAATCAAGACAAAGATGTCTATTTTAAAATAAAAGAGGTTTATATATGAACCCTCAAGAAACTTATTATTTTGAAGAGAAAGAAGCTGGAGAGAAAGCTGAAGCTGAAAAAATGAAAGGCAAAAAGAAAGTTTATGAATGGATGTACAAAGTTAGTAATGAACAACATTGGCATGTATTGAGTAGGCTTATGACACCTGATGAAGTCAAAATATGGCTTAAAAATAGTGAATTAAAACCTATTAAATATAAAAAAACTGGTAGAGAATTTATAGTAAAGGTAGATAATGGATAAAGAGATAAAAGTAATATTCAAAAAAGAAAATTTACTTAGATTTAAACAAGAGTGGATGACAGCTAAAACAGATGAAATAGATTGTGTAGTTTGTAGTGAACTTGAAGGTACAAAATTACAAATTATGATTAATGGAGATAGTTATGTTGCAGATGTAGCAGATATAGCAAATGATTTAATAGAAAAAGTAATTTCAAAATAATTTCATAGAGCACTCTTTGAGTGTTCTATTGAGATTATTAATAGGAGGGAAAATGAAAAGTATAGCTTGGTATGTTTTAAAAGACAAAATATTTAAGCTTGAGGAAAAAATATCTTTATTGAAGAACTTTTTATATCAAACAAAAGAACACATTTTGGAATTGGAAGACAGGCATACAACTAGTAGCCGTAAAGATGATTTAAAAAAGTATGCAAAATGGTTAAATAGAAAGATATTGATATTAAAGTTAAGAAAGGTAAAAAATGAACATACTAACAGTTAATACAGGCAATGAAAAACTAGATGAAGCTTATAAAAGGATGCAAATACATATTTGCACCTATGATAAGGTTGATGAGTTTATGAACTACTTTAGAACTATCACAAAAGATAAAAAGGAGGATGAACTCTTAAAATGGCTTTTAAAAGTTTTATTTTGGGAGTTTAAATATGGAAGAGTTGATAAAAAACACGATTTTGATTTATTGCTTGAGAAAGTTGGAACAGCAAAAAAAGAGCAACTAGAAAAGTGGCTAAAAGATAATTTAGAAAAGGTTGAAAATGTTTAGTTTTTTAAATGGAAGTATTTTAGAACAAAAAGATTTTATTTTAGAAGATAGAAAAGCTTATATAAAAGATTTTCTTTATTCTAATAATGTTTTACTTATCTACTCTCCACCAAAACAAGGTAAAACATGGCTAGGATATGGAATAACTACAACACTAGCTAAAAGAGAAGATATAAGAGCTATTATTTATGTAGATATGGATAACAGCTTATCTTCTTTAAATGAAAGAGCAATAGATAATAAACTGATAAATATACCTAAAGTTAGATATGTGAGTCGTGCTAAGACTGATTGTTCACCTCTTGAGTATCTTAAAAAAATAGATGATGAAGCAAAAAGAGATAACTATAAAGATGTTGTATTTGTACTAGAAACTACAAAAGATTTTGTGGATACAGATAGTAAAAGTCAGTCTGAAGAGTTTATGAAGATAGTGATGAGAATGAGAGATGCAGGTGCAACAATTATAATAATGCACCATGCAACTAAAACTGGTAAAACTATCTCAGGAGTTCAAGTATTTATAAACTCTCCTGATAATGTATATGAGATGACTCAAAAAGCAAAAGAGACTGATAAACTACATTTTATGCTAAATGTAACTCACTCAAGAACTTTGGTAAAAGATATAGGGCTTACAGTTTCTACACAAACACTAGAACTTGAAAAGCTTGATGAAGTATATGCAACTATGAGCGAATATGAAGAGAGCTTTGTAAGAGCTGCAAAAGGTGTTTTAGAAAATAACCCTAATGGTCTTACTAAAAAAGAGCTTCTAGAAATGCTAGGATATGAGAAAAATGACAATACAGCAAACGATACTATCAATAAATATAATGGTAAATTTTGGGAATGCAAACAAGAAAAAAAAGGCAAACCTTACAATATATCACTTTTATAGTACTACTGCTACGACCGTTACGACCGCCACAAATAAAGCCCTAGAATAGGCAGTCGTAGCAGTCGTAACGGTCGTAATAAATAATAAATCAAAACTATTATTTAAATTAATAAAAACTGCTACCACCGTTACAACCGCCTAAATATAAGCCCTATAAATGGCAGTTGTAACGGTGGTAACGGTTGTAGTAAAAATGATATAAAATTTAATCAAAGGATAAAACATGACACAAGCACAACTAACATATAAAAAAAGTCTTATTCAAAAAATACAGATAGTTAAACATAATGTATTTTTTGATGATGAGATGAGAAAAGAGTTTATGCTCTCTCGCTTTGGAGTTGATAGCACTACAAAGCTAAGTATAGATGAACTAAAACTACTTTTAGATTTTTGCAATAGAAATGTAAGTGATATTCCTATGCTTAAAAGAGATACAAAAGAAGTTTACAAAATAACATTTGCACAAAAAGAGAAAATAGGAGTTATTTGGCAAGAAAAGGCTAGAGATAAAAGTGATAAAGCTTTGCTTCAATTTGCTTGTAAAATAGCAAGATACAAAGCTTTAAGACTAGATGACTTTACAGTTTTTGAATCACAGGATATTATTACTGCTCTTGAGAGGATGTATTAATTTATTCTTCTTTATAAAGTATAGTTTTTTGCAACATCTTTTGGAGAATAATCTAAGATAGCTAATTTAGTATCTATCTTATTTAAATAGTCTGACGGTTCTTTTTTTAATAATTGTAAATATTGCTCAAGTTCTTCATTGGAAAAATATTTATAAAAATCTAAGTATTTATATTTATATTCATGCTGATTATTTTTTTTGTTTTCTGGTGAACCTATTTCACTATTTATTTTATCTTGAATTTCACTATTTATTTTATCTTGAATTTCACTACTTAATGATTCTACTATATATTTATTTTTTATTCCAAAAGCTTTAATATCATATATTGATTTATAAAAAATATACTTAAAAAATTCATTCTCTTTTTCAATATTTAAGTGCTCTAAAAATTCAAATTCTTCTATAAGAAGTTTAAATCTTGTTGAGCCAATACTAGCACTACAATGATAAAATAAAAGTTTTAATTCTTTAGATGAAAATTGAGCTCTAAATAGATCCGAATATTTCCTTTTATCTTCTATTTCATTAGTTGATATAAATTTAAGTATCTGATATATATTTCCAAAATAATGTCCTATAATATCTGAATAACATTGATGAATAAGATCATAAATTAAAGTTGGTTTTCTATTTTTATTGAATGAGTTGGTTTTAGATTTATTTTCGATAAAGTCATCAATATTATTACAAATTTTTTCTATAGAATCCCTACCAAAAATTGATGTATTTGACTCATTATTCCTTTTTATTAAATCAAATTTTATTGTATCATGAGGAAAACCATTAATGACTTCTGTTTCTGAAACATAATCTATGAAATGATTTCCAAACCTCAAATTATTTACTATTTCATTGTGTAACCTTATCATATTAAAAAAAGTGTTTTCAAAATTTTGTAGTTTTATGGAATTACTTTGTTCTCTTAAAGCTTCAGCTGAGTCTTTTGTTGCTTGTTTAGTTTCACTCAGCTCTTCTCTTGTAAGTGATAGTTCTTTTTGTTGTAGTATTATAGTCATTAAAAGTGCCATAAATGTGCAAAATGTTAAAAGTGGATTTATCATTCCACCGAAAAAGTCTCCAAATGCTCCTAATTTATCAATATCATAAAGACAAATAACTAAAATAAGTTCAATTAAAAATATAGATCCAATAATACATAAAGCTATAATAAAAATATAAAATAAACTTTTTCTTGTTTTTCCTTCATCATTTAATGTATTAGATAATTTTGAATAGATTTTATCTAAAAAATCTAGGTCTTTTTTATTTTCTTCCATGATTTATCCTACTAATAAATTTAAGTCTATTGTATATCCTGCTGTTCGAAGTTCTTTTGCTAAAGGTAAATGCCAAGAACCATTATTATCCATATGTGTATAAACCACTCCACTTATGTCCCCTGGTGTTTCAATACTTCCTTTAACCAATGGACAAACTTTATCTCTTCCTAATAATCCAATTAAATAACCATGTTCAAATACCACATTTTGTCTAGCTCTTGATTGAAGATTATCTTTATCTTTACCTCCAATATCACAAGCTGTATATAAAACAACTCCAAAACCAACTTCTCCTGCGTAAGATTCAATTTTTTCAATAATAGTTTTTTGACTACTTGCTTGTTCATGTAAAATGATAGGTTCTAAGCCTAATTTTTCTAAAAATCTAGCGACCTCTTGTTTTGCTCCATTATCATGTCCATGTACTATAAACACTTTATTTGAATTACTTGTATTAATTATTTGCTTAGGCTTATTATCTTCTATAACATCATCATCCCATTCTTCAACTTCTTCAATAAATGATTCAATTAATCCTTCCGCATTTAATCTTTGTTTCATATGGTGATTAAAAAATACTTCATTTTTAACTTCTGGTATAAGATAACCGTTAGTTTTATATTCAAATTGTATATCAATAAAATCAGTTGATTGTCCATTTATATTTTCAAATATTTGCTCAATATATCTTTTTGATTTTCTTAACCATTTATTGAACTCATTATTATTGCCATTAAATTGATATTGAGGTAACTTCTTTAGTTCTTGAATTAAAGAATTTAATTTTTCTAATGCTTCAATCTTTGTCATATCTATGTTTCCTAAAATAAAATCTTATATTCTACTTTAAGCACCATAAAAACTACATATATAACACTTTGTTATACTATTGCAAAATGTAATCAATTTAGCTATAATCTCCCATATTATTTTATAAAGGAGTTCATTTTGTTTACTATTGAAGATATAGCTGAAGCTGTAAAAAAAGGTGTACCAACTGAACAACTTTATAAAAAGTTTGGTGGATTTTCCGTATATATTCCTAAAGTTATGCCTGATTATGAAAAAAAGGTATTAGCTGAATTTAACGGATATAATCATGCTACCCTTGCTACAAAATACAATGTAAGTATGAATACTATATATAAAATTATAAGAGATCATAAACCAAAACAAGCAAAACTTTTTTAAGTTCTTTTCTTTTCATCTAATAAATAATCTGTTATATCTTCTATTAATTCATCTTTTAATTTTGTTGGTAAGTCTAAAGAATCAGTAAAAGGCATATATCTTCTTTGTTTAATATTCCTCTTATTGTCCCCAAAAAAATGTGTTGCTGCATATACCTTACTTGCATATATTTCTGAACTATCTTTTGTTGCTTCATAATCTATTGATTTAAATAGATCACCTTCTTTGATTAATAGTCTTTTTTTATCAATTTTGTTTTTAAAACTCTTTGTATGGCTTTTCTTATTTTTAGTAAATGCTTTCTTTTTACCACCAGTTTGTGCAAAAAGAGAAGTAGAGCTTATAGGACTCCAAGCTCTACTTGTTATAGGATCTTGTTCCTTCTCAAAACTCTCTAAAGATACTCTTTTGACTTTTTCCCCAATAGTGTGCATAATAGGTTTTAAATTTTTTGTTTTATCTTTAATGCTGGTTAAATAATCCTCTAATTCTTGAATATTTACTTCAATCATTGTATAATTCCTTACTAAGATAGATGTACACTTAAGTGGTAAAGTGGCAGGTAACTGTGTTTGTGTATTCGAAATGCACCATCTATCTTTTTTTAATTAATATATAAATTCCACTTTTTATATTTCCAATTATGTTACTACTTTGTACTTTGCCAGTAGTTACAATTCTGTTGTACTCTTGTGTTTTTGATATATAATTTATCTCTATTACGATTTTAATATCTTTATCTAGATAGTCATTAAAAATATATAAGATATTTTGGTGAACTGTGTCATATAAAATCATATCAGGGTTGTTTAATGTAATAGGAATATTTCTAATATCTTCTAAGCTTAATGCAGTTTCTTTTTTGATTTTAACCTCTCTTTGCATGTGAGTTAAAGCTTTTTTATCTAAAAATATATGTGGAGTAATTGGAATTAGATTTTTTGTTTTTAAGAAGTTAAAAACTTCAAAACTTATTATACCTGCTGGAATAATGTTTTTATAATAGCTTTTGTCTTTTGATACTTCATCTACGAACTCTTGATAGTTTTTTAATCTATCAAAAGAGCTTATATCATCTAGTGCTTTATTGATTATATTATCACTATTAAATTTTAAGGCTTGTAAATAGTAGGCATTTTCTAAACTCTCAATAGATAGATGTCTTACATCATAAGCAAAATCATTTTTTATATGCCCTGTATAATCTTTGGTATCTAATACTAAACCTAATCTTTCTAAATCTTTTTTACTTAGAGATATAACATAACATTCACAACCAAATCCATTTGGTGGGTAATATGTAGCCCAAAATTTGTCATTTCTATGTTTTACCATATTGTGTAAAGCTTTATGATCTATTCTTCTATTATTTCCATATAGTAGGGATTTGTATTGTATAAACTCATTTGTACTACTATAAATATTATTAGCACTTCCAACAGCATAAGCCATTCTAGTATTTGTATGAAATATAACTCTTAGCCTTCTTGAACCAATATAAAACTCTTTTATCTCTCCTGTATTTGGATTTATGGCTTCTTGCTTTCCATACCATCCTTTTTTAATTAACGTTTGTTTTATCTCTCTCTTCCATTTATCAAAACTTTTTCCATCTTTAAGACTACTAACTAAAGATTTTTGAATATCCTCCAATAGATCTAGTTTTGATATTTTAGCAACTGTAAACGCTTTATGATGAGCCTCTTTTTGAATATCTTTATAATCAAAACTAAGCTCTACATTTTTATCTTTTAAATATTTTATTGTATTTTCAGGGCTTGTACTAAAGTTTAGTTTGTGAAACACTTTAGGCATTTAAACTTCCAGATATAGTCGCATTAAACATATAATTTTCAATAAGGCTTTCTAAACTATCTAAATTTAGATTTTCATACTCTTGAGAGATAATTAAAATAGCCTCTTGATAGCTATCGGCTTTTTGCATTATGTTCTCTATATTTTTTAAAATATCATCTTCTGTATTTTTAGTATCAAGTTTATTTAACTGAATATCAAGTTCTGAATTGGCAAGTTTTTTATTAAATTCTACGAATTTGTAGTTTTTATCTATGTTATTGTTCTTTGGCTTTTGTTCGCTTTGTGCCTGATTATACTGAGTAGAACTTTCATATATCAATGAAAACTTCGGATACTCTTTAATATTATTAAAATTTAAGTCACATATTTTTTTTATAAGTTCATTTATAGTGTCGCTAACTAGTTTCATATCTGCTTCATGATAAGAGTCTTTTATACTGTTATGAACATTATCCCTTGCAAAACTTCCACTAGTATTTGAAGAGCTAGATATACTACCTCCTAAAATTATATGTGTTATAGCATTATCACAATATTTAATAAAGTTTAAAAACATATCACTTGAGGCTTTACCTTCTACCAATGATACTTTGTCATCTTTTCCAAAAACTCCAGCACTTCCACTTCTTAACTCTAAAACTTGCTCCATCATCTCTAAAATAGTATCTTTATCATTTGAGTTTGAATTTACTATAATTGGAGGAACTCCTAAAAGCTCACAATAATTCATACTCTGACCAACAATAAAATGTTTAATAGTAAAAATCCAAATAAGAGTTGATAAAATAGAGTAATCTAAAATATCACCAGAACTCATTTTGTGAGTATGTAGTAAAAACTTATAGCTATAATCATCTAAATAGTATTTATTTAATTTATTGTCCTGTACAAATAAGCCTTTTTTATCATCTAGTTGTACTAAAATTTGTTGTATAAAATTAAATTTTGTAGGTAAAAAGTAAGTAACACCATCTATGCTTTTTGAATCCCAAATTAAATCTATTAGAGAGTATCCATATTCAATACCTGAGTTTATATCTGCTAAAAGTGAAGTTAGCTTTATATTTAAAAAATAGTTTTCAATAAAGTTTAATATTCTTTTATCTTTACCATCTATTTTATATTTTGCACCAATTATTTCAACTTGTCGTTCTTTTAAATCTCCACTTATTTGCCAATCTCTTTTGAGCATGGTTCTATATAATTTCATTGTTTGAGTGAAGTTTTGGTTATTTAGAATATCTTTAACAGTACCTATATTTATATCATTAAATATTGTTGCTTTTGAACTATAATTTATACCTTTTATAACAATCTTTTCATTTAAAGTTTGTTTCTCTTTTTGTATTGTTTTATTCTTTCTTTTTTTATTTATCATTGTTTAATACCTTTTTTTTAAATAGTTAAATTTGTTTTTTAAAGATTGTTGAACTTTTTTTACATCTTTGAAGTTTGCAGTTTTGTATCTTGCTACTCTGTAAGCCATTTCACCACTATCAGGAGCATCATCATGTTTTGCTTTTGGATATTTAATATATTGTTCGTTGTAAGCTTTCATATTTGGATTAAATAGGATTGTTCCATCATTTACATTTGGTGCAATAGACTCTATTCTTAGTGCTTTTCCAGCTTCACTATTTGCCAATGGAGTTACTGGGAAATGTATCTTTTCTTTTATGGCTTTTTTCTGAACAGTATCTTTATAGTACTCTTGAAACTGTACGATTTCAAAACCTATGTTTTGTAGATAGTAAGTTTGTGCATATTTAAGCATTCTTATAGTTACTTCATCAGGGTGAATTCTCGCTATAAAGCCATCAACTATAAAATATTTATTTAAACTAGGAGAGAATCCTAAAATTGTAATAGCAGCAAAATCTCCTTTAGTTTTTCCCAATGCAGAGTCTACTCCCATGTAATAAACTAAATCAGCTGGTAAATAAGAGTAGTATTGCATTTTGAATATTTGAGAAGCTTCATCATGTGAGCTCATTTGTATCTCTTCATTGAAGGCTTTTGGATCTTCAAAATAGTCTAACATTAAAGAGAATATTACGGGATAATCCATATCTATACCTAAACTTAACCAGCTTGTGTCATCTACTTTTAATCCTTCTTGTAAAAGTTCTATGTTTTCTAAATAGAATGAGTATGCCTTTTTAATATCACTATTTTTTGCAATACCATATAGCTTTTCCCATAAATCAATATTTTTAGGAAATGTTATAATCCCTGGATAGATGTGTGTAGATACATCTACTCTTTGACTTAATCTCATAAGTGGGGAATCATAGTGCAAGACAGTTCCTAGAAACCAAATATTGTAAGGTTTATTTCTATTAGAAAGCTTGAATAATACTTTTATAATCCACTTATAAAGCTTATCTCTTTGATCTGGATTTTCTATATTTACATCATTTTCCAAGTCATCACAATAAATATCATCTGGTCTTGAACCCATAAAGTTTTTACCTCTTATTCTTGTTCCACTTCCAAAGGCTTGATACTTTATAAAATGTCCTTCAATATTTACAATAAAAACTTTTGCTTTCCATACCCAACCTTTTTGAATTAAGAAATCAGCTTTGAGCCTTTTGTTCTCTTCAAATTCTAGTTGTATTGCTTCTAAGTTTTCAGTTGCTAGTTCTGCACCATCACTTACTTGAATAGCATACTTATGTATTTTTCTGATACTCCTCCACATACATAAAGCTCGTGAACCCATTGTTGTTTTTGCACTACCTCTAAATGCCAAGAACTCATTTATTCTATTTTTTTCAAACTCTTTTATATCTTTATAAAACTCTTTTCTAAATGAAGAAGTCTCTTTTTTATTATGATCTAAATAGTGTGGAAGATAGTTTTCTACAAAAAATCTAAACTCATTTTTTGCTTTCTCTACTCTTTTATTTTTTCCAGAGTCATTTTGAGCTTGTAATACTGCTAATCTATTTTTTAAGTCTGAATAATCTAATAACATTTAAAAACCTTTTTAAAGCTATCTAAGACCCCTCTAAAAATGCTTAATTTGTTTTTGTCGTATCTTTTATTGATTTGAAGTAAAAAAGGCTTTAAGGCTAAAGTATGGCTCATTTTGATTTTTTCACTTTTTCAACGGTTTTTACAACAATATCTTCAAAGTGTTCATTTAAAAAATCTATAAAATCATTTTTATTTTGTTCATCACAAAAATCTATGATAGTATCAAGTACTAATCTTGAAGCTTTATCAGCTACTCCTTTGCAATCATTTACAGCAGGTCTTTTTAATTTGAAGTAATTTGTTGCAAAACTGTTTAGTTTTTCTAATCGAGCTTTTGGATCTTCTATTTGCTCTATACTATTTTTCTCATTTTCGAATGCATTAAATAGTGTTGTTAGAAATTGTTGCTGATTCTTTTCAAAATTCTCACTAGAAGTTAGGTTATTGTAATTTTTGTTTGATCTTATTTCATCCCAGTCTATACCTAAATCTTTATCTTTCTTTTTATGATAAGAGACTGTTCCTCTGTTTATATTAAGCCTAGTAGCTATTTCACTATCTCCTAAACCATCCTCTATGTATAATTTTTTTATAACTGCCTTTTTACTTTTGTCTTTTGCCATTATTTACTTCTTTCATTTATGGAATGTTCTTCCATCTATTTCTACTTTTTAGTTGTAATTATAATCCTGTAAATACAGGCTATTAAAAAATGTAGTTTGTAATATTTTTGATATCAATTTTCCCAAAAATCTTAAAAAATTAGCTTTTCAAGAGGTGTCATAATTCTGTTTTAGAAAATTAGAAAGGAAAAAAAAGATGAATGAACACTTGAGACGTCTTTTAGAACTAAACTATAAAGCTAAAGAGAAAGTACTTATCTCTCCTGTTGGTTCAGTAGTTGGTTTAGATGGTCGTACATTCAATATTGATGGTGCTATTGTTATTGAAAATACAAAATCAAATGGTATTGATTTGGTTTTTGAAGTAGATCATGGATTTGGTGAACATGGAGGAAAAGCAGCTGGTTGGTTTAAAGTTGATACTTTGGAATTGAGAGCTGATGGTATTTATGCATCTTTAGACACAACACCTTTAGGTGATGAATTAATTGATAAAAAACTTTATAGATATGTAAGTCCAGCTTTTGTGATGGATAGAAATAAAGATGATAGATCAGTTTTAGCACTTGATAGTGTTGGACTTGTTAATAGACCAAATCTAATAAAAGATGCTTTAAATTCTAAAGATCAAATACTAATTAAAGATTTGAACTCAAAAGTTGAGAATTTAGAACTTGAAAAAAATGAAGCTATGAAAACAGTTGAAGCTACATCTAAAGAGTTAAGTGAGACAACTGATAAATTAACAGAAGCTAATAGTAAAGTTGAAAAAGTTGAAAAATCGTATGAAACAGCTTTAGAAGCAAATAAAAATCTAAAAATTGATTTAGCAGTTGAACAAAATAAAATTTTACCTAAAGATAGGGAGTTTTGTAAAAGCTTAAATGATGAGCAACTAGATAGTTACATTCAAAATAATGCAGGAAGCATACTAGCAAAAGAGTTAGGAAAAAATATAGATTTGAAAGAAAATAATAGCTCTAAGAATTTAATAGATAAAGCAATAGCTGCTGGATCTAAAAAATAGAAAGGATAAAAAATGCAAAAGAATCAAGCGTATAAAGGCTTAAGTACAAGAGGTGTAACACAAGATGATGTTATTTTAAAAGTAAATAAATCTCTTAGTGCAACAGTTATTCTAACTAAAGGACAAATAGCTGGTGTAGGAGAGTTACTTGTATCAAAAGATGGTGGTAAAACTTTTAGATTAGCATATAAGCAAGAGTTAAATGATGATGGAACATATATCAAAGAAGATGAAGTAGTACATGAAGGGATTATATACAAAGCTTTAAAAGACAATGTATCTATTGCAGATATAGAAGATAATACTTCTTGGAAAGAGCTAGGTAAGTATGTAGTAAATGGATCTTTAATGGTAACTTTCGAAAGAGAAGCTGTTGATGAACAAGAGAGTTTTAGGGCTGCTGTTATGGTAGATGGTGAGTTGTTATATACAAATTTAAAAAATAAAAATGAGCAGTCAAGAGTGGTTGCTTATCCAAATATTTTAATTAAATAAAGGGATTTAAAATGAAAGAGTTATTAAAACAGTTGATCGCTCAATGGGGGATTGTTGAAGCTGTAAAGATGATAAACCAAATTGTTACACCAAATAACTATTTTGAGAAAAAGTTTTTTACAGATAAAGAGGGTAAATATGCTGATAATTTAGTTATCCCTATCATGAGAGGTGACACTATTATTATGGAAGCAATTCCAAGTGGAGCACCAAGACCAGTTACAGGAAATGAATCTATACATAAACTAAATGTTGAACTAGCAAGATTTGCTGATGAAGCATTAATTAGTGTTAAAGATTTAAAGCATTTGGCTAGTTTTAATGATGGTGACAAACAAGCTGAGGAGTTTGCAGTTATTATTGGTAGAAAAGCTGGGCTTTTAAAAAATAAATTTACAGCCACTAAAGAGTTTATGAGATTAGGTGCAATCTTAGGAACTGTTAGAGATGGGAGTGGTAAAACTTTATTTGAATTTAGAGATGAGAATATAGAATCTCTAAAACTTGGTTCAAATGTAAATCCTGAAGCAATCTTTGAAGAGTATGAAGATGATTTAGTTACAGAGTTTGGATATACACCTGATTATATGATGCTAACAGATAGAGAGATGTATAACGGAATTTATCAATATGCTGTTGATAAAGGCTTAGTTAAATCTGGTCTTGTAAAAAAAGTAAAAATTGATGGTGTTACAGAGATTGATTATGCTGGTAGGTCTGTTAGACCTATTACAAATGCCTATGGCGATGTACATGGAAATCCTAGAAAATTCATTGAAAATAAAAGAGGTATCTTGGTACCTGTTGGAGCTGATGGATTTAAAGAATATTTTACACATGCAGAACATATTGATGCAATAGATGGAGCACCAGCTGAATATTTCTCAAAAGTTGAAGAGATGAAAGATGGAGAAGGTGTGAAACTTATAGCTGAGAGTGTTTGTATTCCTATTAATACAAGACCTTATTCTGTTAGAAACGTAAAATGGAATTAAAACAAAGGCTTGAAGTAAGAGCAAAAGCAGGAGTTAGTAATCCTGCTGAAGTAACAAATGATGCTTTAGATTTGGCTTTAAAAGAGGCTTTTGAAATAGTTGGTAAAAAGCAAGTAAGTGATACTACAAAACTTGATATTGCTTTTTTTAGGTTGATGATAATGATTAAAAAGAGTGGTGCTAGTGAAGATGATATGGAACTATATAAAGCAGCTTTACAAATTGTAAAAAATGCAAATAGTTTAGAATCAACTGGAGAAGAAATACCAGCAAATTTTGTAAAAGTAAAACAAAGGGGTAACTCATGGCAATAGATAAAGCAAAAGCAAAAGTTAAAAAGATTCTTTCTCTAGATTTGATTGATGCAGTAGGAATAATAAATACTCAAGGTAATTATATATATTTAGTAGGTACAAGAAGAGAAGATACTTTAAACACAAAATATACTTTTGCAATATCTATTATGGGGCATAGTTTAGTTGGAAGTAGTGAGTCAAGTGAGCAGTTATTAGAACAAGCTTTAAAAGAGATATATGACTATGAGGTTGGAACTGCAAAAGATTTAGAAGTGAGCTCAAAGCTTGTTGAGTTTGAAGAGTTACTAGGATATGTAGTAACTTTATCATTAATAGAGACAACAAAGTAGGGTAATGTTATGAACCTTTTAAGAGGAATAGATTTTAAAACTATTTTATTTATTGTTTTAGGTTGTGTTACAGCTTTTGTTTATTTATCTAAAAATAATCAAATTGATTCATTAAAAGATAAAACAATAACTACTCAAGAAGATTTAATTAAAAATCAAAGAGACCTTAGGACTTGCGAAAATAAGCTACAAGAACAAAATAGACAAATTGAAGATATGAGGGTTGAAGTTACTTATAAAGAGCCTGAAACAATAGAAAAAATAAATAATATTTATCTAAAAGATAAAACTTGTGAAGCTGAATTAAAAGCTTATAAGGAGTTATTCAATGACTAAATTAGTTTTAATATCTTTCTTTTTTGTTTTGGTTTTTAGTGGTTGTTCTACAAAAGTTCAAACAGAATATATCTATAAGGATGTTTATATTCCTGTTAAATGTAATGCAACAATTCCTATAAAACCTAAGAATGATGGAAGCTTTGAATCTAATAAGAAAAAGATGATCTATTTTTTAAGAGTTGAAAGTTTATTAAAAGAGTGTGTAGGAGCAGAAGATGAGAACAACTAGTAAGAAACAAAAAACTAAAACAGAGTTTAAAGTTTATGATGAATTGCTTTGCGTGATAGTTCTTATTGTTTTTGGATTATTTGCTTATGAAATGTTACTAAAGGCTTCAGTATGAAGTTTGATGATTTCCTTTTTATGCTTTATTTAGCTGTTATTAGTTTTCTTGCAGGTGTTATTGGACTTATAAATAGGGCTGAACATAAATCCAAAGAGAGATTAAAAGATAGATTTCTTTTTTTGTGGTCTGGTGGAATTAGTTCTGTATTTATAGGTTTTGTAGCTTATGAAATATGTTTTTATTTTACAGAGAATCAAAGGTTTTGTGTTGCTGTGAGTGCTTTTTGTGCTTGGATTGGTACAAAATTATTACTTGAAGCTCAAACTAGAGCTTTGGATTTTATTCAAAATTATAAAAAGAGGAGTTAAATAGATGAAAGTAGAAGTATTAAAACCTTTAAATCATAAAGGTAAAACAGTTGAGATTGGAAAAATTATAGAACTAGATGATGATACTGCTAAAAAACTTATTGTTGTAAAAGCAGTTAAAACAGTTGAAGAGGTAAAAGCACAAAAAAATGAAAATAAAAATCTAACAATAGGAGAGCAAAAATGATTACTGAAGGACAAAGATATATCGGTGGTGGGAAACTATTTTTTACAGAGAATAAAATAGGTGCAAGTGAAATTGAAATTGGTGAGATTCAAGAAGCTTCTTTAAATGTTGGTGTAGAAACTGCTGAAGCTTTTAGTAAAGATAATACTATGAAAAAATTAGTTGAAAAAGTGCCTACAAATATAACTGGAAGCTTGAAGTTTACAACTCAAAAAATAAACTTAAATAATATGGCTATGGCAATGCTTGGAACATTAACAGATGAAGAGTTTGATATAGGTGAAGTTTTACCTGATGGAACAACTGCAACAACTTTAACAACTGTTCCTGTAATAAAAATAGGTGAGAAACCTATTATTGAAGGTCAGTTTAGATTTGTTGGCGATGAAGATGGTGCATTTAAACCAGTTTTAGTTGTGTTTAATGCAGCAGTTACTCCAAGTGGTGAGTTGCCTTATATTACAGATAATTTCGCAACTTTAAGTTTTGAAGGTGCTGTTTTAAAAACAGATAATGGATATGCAAAAGAGTATAGAATGAAAGTAGGAGCATAGTATGAATAATAAATTAAATCCTTTAAAAACAAAACATGATCTAACACTTGTAATAGATGATGTATCTTATAAGTTTACTTATAAACCTGTGAATATACAAACTCAAAGTGAACTTGATGACTTTAAAAATAAGAACTCTTTAGAATATGAAAAAATTGATGAAAAAAGAGCTGAACTAAAAGACCTTAAAGAGATGAAAGCTCTCAATGAAGAGATTGTTAAAGATGTAAATTTAATAGATAAAGCAAAAATCTTCTTTGAACAAAAAGAGTTGCTTAAAAAAATATCTGCTTTGGAAAAAGAGTTAAAAGAACTTGAAAAAGATATAAAAAATATTGATGATGTAGTTGAAGAGTATTATCAAAAGCAGTTCGAACTGTGTGTTATTGGTGATGGAAAAGTTGCTTTACAAAACGCTATTGAAGATGCAGGAATATCTTATGCAGTTATAAATGTGTATCTTCAAGAAGCTTTAAAAGAGGCTGTTGAAAAAAAGTAGATAGTTTAGTTAGATATCTAAAAGTACAAGGTAAAGATAATGGTATCTTTGCCTATAAACTAAAAAGTGATTTTGAAATAATACTTTTTAATATTTATAGTTTAGCAATAAAATCAAATGGTTTTGGTGCAGAAATAGACTATTTGATAGTTAAAGATTATTGTAATAAAGAAGGATATGAAGCTTTGGAAGTTTTTCAGATATTAAAAAATGTAAAAAGTAGAGTTATTAGTTAAGAGAGAAAATATGGGAAAAGATGTAAGAGTAAAAATTAAAATAGACTCAGATAGTACGAAACTAGATGAGTTAAACAGTAAAATTAATAATACCAAAGAGCATTTTAATAATACAAACTCTGCAGTAACTACTTTTCTACAAAGAATAAACTTTGGTGTAAAAGCCATAGGAGGTTTTTATTTATTAGGTAATGTTTTAGGAAGTATTAAAAATGTAGGATTTGAAGCAAATAGACAGCTTCAAAATATTGAAAATTCCTTAACAACTTTAAAGGCTGTTAGTTCTTCTAATGTAGATACTTTGGGAAAACAACTAACAGTACAAGAAAAATATAATTTAGCTCAAGTTGAATCAAAAGAGATACTAGAAAAGTTAATTAAGATTAATAAAGAGGTTCCACATAGTGTAGAGCAAACATCAAGAATTTATGATGCAATATTTATAAGTATGTCAAAAGCTGGAGCTTCAAGTGAAGACTTAATAGAAATTACTAAAAAGTTATCTATTGCAACAGGTAATAGAATGAGTATAGATGAATTACTTAGTGCAATTGATAATTTAGCTGATGGAACGGTTGTTGCTAGTTCTAGTATGGGTAGATTCTTAAAAAGTATAGGCTTAGGAAATGATGAAATTAAAAGAAGTACAAATGTGGTACAACTCTTTAAAGATAAACTATCAGGTTTCCAGTCATTAGATAGCTTTGATGGACGAGTTTCTAGACTTAAAGAAAACTTTTCTAATTTATCAACAACCTTAATAAAGACATCTTTTGATAAATTTTCATCAAGTTTAATACCTCTTTCTTCATTATTAGATTCATTAAATGAAAAGCTTGTGAAATTTGATAATAAAATTAATAAAGTACAAGACATACATAAGCAAAATAGTATTTCTGTTTTAAAAGATCAATTAAAAGACTTAGATAAAAGAATAGAAGAGTCAAAATTATCTCAAAATAGATGGTATAACGACTCAAGCAATATACAAGCAGAAATAAATAAACTAAATCTTCTTAAAAAAACTACAGAAAAAAAGATAAAATCTTTAGAAGATGATAATAATGCGAAGTTAAAATTTGATTTTTCTGATCAAATAAAACAAGGTGAAAAGCTAATAAATGAAGTATTAAATCCTACAAGTGCAAAAATAGAAGAAATAAACGCTAAGTATAAAAAATATTTTGATTTATATAAAAAAGAGGGTAAAGATACTACACAACTTCAACTTGCATTAAATAAAGAGATAGCTGATGTTCATGATAAAGATATATTAAAAAATAAAAAGAATATAAAATCTTTAGAAGATTTACGAAAAGCCTATACTGATATTGCAAAAATAGGAATGAGTGATTATGAAAAAGCATTAATTGGTATTTCTGAACAGTCAAAATCTTGGCTTGAAACTGGAGTAAGTATAAATGATACTTTAGCAGCACAAATTAAATTAATAGATGAACTAAATACAAAGAAAGTTATTGATGATTCAAAAGAAGATTTAAGCTATCAAGAAAGATTGCTTCAATTAAAAACAGATTCTTATGAAAAAGAACTGGAGTTAGCAAATATATCTTATAGTCAAAAAGCTTTAGATATTCAAGGTTCAAATAAACCTATTGAAGATAAACAAAAGCTTCTTGAACTTGAAACACAAATCTATAAAAAAACAGTTGAACGATTAGGAGTTGAAAACCAAATAAATATCTTAGATGAAACTTCAAACTCTTATCAAGATATGCTAGAGTCTCAAATCTCTTTAATAGATGCAACAAATGATTGGAATAGTAATCTTACAGGCACAGCTGCAAGTTTAAATAATATTGCAAGTGCAACAGCTAATTTGTCTAAACTAAATCTTACAAATTTAAAAGCAGAAAATAAATTAAATAATGAGTATGAAAAAAATAAATTAAAATATGCAAGTGATAGTAAAAAGCTAAAAGAACTTGATATTAAATACACAAAAGATAAAGCCTCTTTAGATTCAAAAAATATAAGTGCAACACTACTTGGATATTCAAATATAGCTGGTGCTTTGAGTTCTATGTATGATGAAGGAAGTAAAGAAGCCGCTGCTTTTCAAATAGCTCAAAGTTCACTAGCTTTAGTTGAAGGAACAAGAGCTGTTCTAACAGCAGGAACTGGTGATCCATATACTGCAATTCCTAGAATGATTGCTATGGGTGCAATGGTTCAATCTTTACTTGGAAGTATTGGTGTAGCTTTTGGGATGAATAAAGAGAGCCAAAGTTGGGATAGTTTTTCTAAAATGGGAGCAAATACAGGTGTTGGTTCTGTTTTAGGAGATAGTAGTGCAAAAAGTGAAAGTATAAGTAACTCTTTAGCTATTTTAGAAGATTTTGCAAAACCACAATTCCAAGTTTTACAAGATATGAATAAAGCAGTTCAAAGTATTGAAAGTAAAATTGCTGGTATTACAAAGATTTTAATAAATAATGCTGGATTTGCTCTAGGTCATGGATTTGAAGGATTTGAAACAGATTATAAAAATAGTGTAAAAATTAGTAATACTTTGTCAACTGCAATTATAAGTGGTGGAGCTGGATTAATACTATCAAAATTAAAAATCCCAGTTGTTAGTGATATTGTTGGTTTTTTAGGTAGTGGAATAAATAAAGTTTTAGGTGGAGTTTTTGGAAAAACTTCTGTTAAACAAACACTGCATGATTCAGGAATTACTTTTAATGATATTAGTTTAGTTCAAGCTTTAAAAGATTTAGATGGAGATGCTTATCAAACTATAAAAACTGTTAAGAAAAAAAAGAGTTGGTTTGGAAGTTCAACATCAACATCGTATAAATCATATTTTCAAGATTTAGATAAAGAGACAAATAGACAATTTACTTTAGTTCTAAATAATCTGTATGATACAGTATTGAATGCAGGTGTTGCATTGGATAGTTTAGAAAAAGATACTCAAAAAAATCTCTCAAAATTTGTAGTGAGTATTGGAAAAATATCTTTAAAAGATAAAAGTTCTGCTCAAATTCAAGAGATATTAGGAAATATTTTTAGTAAATTAGGTGATGATTTAGCTAAGAGTGCTTTTCCACTTCTTGAAGAGTTTCAAGCTGTTGGAGAGGGTATGTTTGAAACTCTAACAAGAGTTGCAACTGGTATGGAAGAGGCTGGATTTTATATAAAAAGATTAGGACAAGGATTTGAAGATATAAAATATACAGAGATTTTAAATAAACAAGGTAAAGTTGGATTTGAAGCACTCTATCAAAGTATAGAAAAGTTTGAAGAAAAAACTTATGGTGCTAATAGTGGATTGTTACAAATTATAGATAGTCTTAACTCTACAGCTGAAGAGTTATATGGAGTTTATATAATTTTAGATGAATTAAGAGATAGAATTAAGTTCTTAGGACATGATACTTATGGTTTAACAAGAGCTATGATAAGTGGTGCTGGAAGTATAAATGCTTTACAAGATGGATTCAAAGATTTCTTTGATAATTTTTTAAATGATGATGAACAACTTACTTTTAATACAAAACAACTAATAGATAATTTTAACTCTTTAAATATTGCATTACCAACTTCAAAATCTAACTTTAGAAGCTTAATAGATAGTATAGACTTAACAAATGAATCTGGACAAGAGCTGTATGGAAGATTGATAACTTTAAGTGGAGCTTTTGCAACTGTTAGTGATAAAACAACTTCTAGTTTGGAAGAACTTATAAAAGAGATAGATGAACTAAATAATAGTAGTTTTAATAGCTTTGTATTAAGTTTAGAAAAAGTAGGAGATAGTCTAAAATCTTTAAAAGATATTGCATTTGGATTTATAAATAGTTTTAATACTTCAAACTCTGATTTAAAAACAAATATCATAACTTATAATCAAAAAAGAGCAAGCTTTGAAGAGTATTTTAATGAGAATGGAAGTTTAAAAGATGGTGTTGAGTTTGATGCTGTAAAATCACTTTATAGTGAAATATCTTCAATTGCAAAGAATATAGCTTCTAAAGATGATAATTTAACAAGTAGTTTAATATCTAAATTTGAAAAAGATATAGAACAGTTTGATTTGGCAAATGATGTTGTAAAAGTAAAAATAGTTGATGGTTTAGGAGGTCTTTTGGATTTACAATCTTTACAACTTGCACAACTTCAATTAGCTTTTAAAGATGGAACTATATCAAAAGATGAACTTGAAAAAATAGCAGGATTAGATGATGTAACTATAAAAAAGATATTGGAATTTGTAGAAAAAAGTAACTATTTTAATATAGATAATAAACAAGAAGATATCTCAAATAAAAAAGAGCTAGAAAAACTTGATACACAATCTTTTATAAAAAATGATTATATAGGTAAACAAGAGCAAGTTGATATTATGAAACTTTTAGGAGTTTCATATAACACAGCAAAACCTTTAATCGAAAGCTTACAAGATTTAAACTCTATTGCTAGTAAAGATCTATTCTCTTATGTATCAAATTTAGTTGGTTTTAAAGGTGGTGAGTTTTACGATTTAACTATCTATGATCATATCAAAAAATTAAATCCATTCTTACAAAAAGATTTATCAAATATTTTAGAACAAATAAGAAAAGAGGCTTTATTTAATAAAGATAAAAATGCAAAATCAAAAAAAACTTTAAACTCTTATTCTGTAGGAAGTACAAATATAGAGTATGACCAAATAGCACAAATACATAAAGGTGAAGCAATCATTCCTAGAAATTTTGCTGATGGATTAAGAGATGGGAATTTAAGCTTAGGAGATAACTCAAAGGTTGTTAAGACAATAGAAAATCTTATCACTATTTGTATTCAAGGTTTTGAAGAGTTACGAAAAGTTAGAAAAGAGGTGCAAATAATAGAAGCTAAAATAGGAGGTAATATTTAATGGTAATAGTTCCAAGAGATGAAGTTGTTATCTTAGATAGTAATATTCCTGAAGTTGAAGCTGGTATTCCTGTATTTAGTTCAACAGCTAATTATTCTCTAAATCAAACTGTACAGTTTGGAGATTCTATATATGAGAGTTTAAAAGATAATAATAAAGGCGTTGTTCCAACTCAAGACAAAAATAATCTAAATTGGTTTTATAAAGGTAAAACAAATAAATATCGAATGTTTGATGAGTATATAGATAGTATATCTTCAAACCCAAATACAATAACTTACTCTTTTAATGTCTCTGATATAGATACAGTTTGTTTTTTGAATCTTGAAGCTTTTTGGGTAAAAGTTGAACTTTATAATAGATATAACGACTTAATTTTTTCACAAACAAAATCAACATATACAAGAAATGCTAGTAACTGGTACGAATGGACTGTTGCAAAAAGTGCTAGTGAAAAAGTTTTATTTTTTAAAAATATTCCTTTTTCATTAAACTGTACTTTAAAAATAGAGATAAATAAACAAGGCAATATAGCAAAATGTGGTTTGTTAATGTTTGGTGGAAGTATAAATTTAGGAGCTACATTAACAGAACCAAAGCCTGTAAGCTCTATAAGAAATATTGCCTCAAAAGAGAGATTGCCAGATGGAACTATAAAGTTTACAAACTCAAGAGTTTATAAAAGGGTAGTTTTAAATGTAATCGTTGAAACACAAAGAATATCACAGGTTCAAAATATACTAGAAGAGTACACAGATAAACCTTTGCTTTTTATAGGTGCTGAGAGAGAAGATAATAGTCTAAATGCTTTAACAGCATTTGGATTTTTTAGAGACTTTGATAAACCAATAGGTTTAGATTTTACACAATATCAAATTGAAATAGAAGGGATAGTTTAATGGCAACTATAAATAATTTAACACCATTTAATACACAAAAAAAAGCAGTTGAAGGTAGTGCAAACTTTAGAGAGAATGCTTCGTATTCTTGGGATTGGTTAATACAACACACAAGTGAAGTAAATCAACTAATAAATGCACTAAATACAAAAACAAATGAGATTATAAATGAAGTAAATTTATATGTTCAACAAAATCTAGAGAATAATCCTATAAATAAAAATACTCTAGGACTTGATAAAGTAGATAATACAAAAGATACAGATAAAAAGGTTTTATCTGCTTCGAAACTAACAACAGCTAGAAACTTTGCTCTTGCAGGAGCTATTGTAGGAAATGTAAATGTTGATTTTTCTGGAAATGTATCACTTAATACTTCATTTGATGTAACTTCTATAACTCCTAATTCATATAAATTAGGAGGTTTTACACAAACAACAGCAGCTAGTGCAAATACAATAGTAGCAAGAGATAGTGTAGCAGATGTAACAGCTAGATTATTTAGAACAAATTATGAAAATAATCAAGCTTCTGAAACTTCAGGTATCTGTTTTAGAAATAACGCTGAAAGTGATAACTATCTAAGAGTTATGTCACCTATACATTTTAAAACATATTTGACTTCAATAGGAGTAAAAATAACAGATACAGTTCCTACAAATGTAGCAAGTGCAGATAAACTAACAACAGCTAGAAATATTGTAATAAGTGGAGCTGTAACTGGTAGTGCAGCTTTTGATGGAAGTGGAAATATAAATATCCATACATCTGTCTCAAGTAGTTTATCAGTCGGTACTTATGTTTTTGCATATCATAATGTTCTTGCAGATATACCATTAGGTGGAACAGTTGCAGGTTCGACTTTAATTCCTGCTTCATTCATACAAGATGCTCTTCCTTCTGTAGGTACAGCTAAGACTATGTATCTTGCTGGACAAGGTACTTTGTCTGGTACTTGGAGATCATGCGGTGGTACAAATGTACAGCTTCCTGGAAATCAAAAAACAAAAAAAGCAAGCTTATGGCTAAGAATAGCCTAGTAAAGGAAAATAAAATGCAATTTATAAAAATAAGAGATTTAAAATATGCTTCAAAGAATAAAACTTTAATAGATTTATTTGCAATAAATGAAGAGTTAGGAGAAATCCCTATGACTTTAAATTTAGAAGATACAGAGAATATACATACTTTTTTTGATGTAAAGAAAAATAAAGAGTATCCATTAGAGATATATTGTAAATCACAAATAATAGCTGATTATGTAGAACCTGAAATAGAACAAGAGATTGTATATGTTCCAAGTTCTATTACTCAAAGACAATGTAGATTAATGCTTCATAAAATGGGTAAATATAAACAAGCAGCTACTTTGATTGAAGATAGTGTAGATGATGAGATAAAAATAGAGTGGGAATATGCCACAACAATAGAAAGAACAAATCCATTAGTAAGTTATTTAGAAGATAAACTAGAACTAACAAAAGAGCAATTAGATAACTTATTTATTGAAGCGAGTAAATTATGAATATGTAAAACTAAAAAATTACTTCATAAGAAAACAGCCACCACCCCTGATAGCTGCATAAAAATTTTACAAAAAAAATAACATTACTTTAAAAAAAGTGATGTTTTTTCACAAAGGATAATTATGCAAAAAACAAAACTAAAAGCCCCATTTGGTTGGGTAGGTGGTAAAACTCAACTTGCTCCTGATATTATAGAACTTATTCCACAAGAACATAAAACTTATATTGAAGTTTTTGGAGGAGCAGGAAGTGTACTTTATCAAAAAGAACCAAGTAAACTTGAAGTGTTTAATGATATAAATAGTGAACTTATAAATCTTCATAGAGCTATTAGAAATAATCCACAAAGCTTATCTATATATTTAAATGATTTACTTATCTCAAGAGATATTTTTAATGCTATAAAAACTAAGCATTTAAGAGGTAGAAATAATATAGAAAAAGCAGCCTTTTACTTTTATCAACTTACCCAATCGTTCGGAAGTAAAGGTGATAACTTTGCTATGTCTGCAAAGTCAGGACGAAAACCTAAAAATATTTATAGAAACTTTAAAACTATAAGTGAAAGATTAAAGTTTGTAACTATTGAGAATATGAGCTTTAATAAGCTTATACCATTATATGATAAAGATGATGCATTCTTCTATGTAGACCCACCTTATGTATCAACTGAAAGCTACTATAAAAATACGGGAGGTTTTGGAATAGCAGAACATGAAGAGTTAGCACAACTGTTGTCAAATATAAAAGGTAAATTTTTATTGAGTTATAACGATAGTGTAATAGTTCGAGAGTTATATAAAGGCTTTAATATTAGAAGTACAAAAGAGATAAGATATACTCTTGGAGCAAATATGCATGGTAAAAAAAAGAGTGTAAATGAGGTGTTTATAACTAACTACTAACTAAGAATTTCTTAGTTAGTTTAAATGAGTAGCCAAGAAATTTTCAATATCTCTTATCATGTCTTCAACATCTTTATGTGTAAATTCACTATCTTTACCATGGGCAGCACTATTTCTAATATCAGCTAATGCAGTAATACTTTTTTGTTGGAACTTATTATAAACACCAGCTTTTGCTAAATCGGCATTCATTTTATCAAGTTTTCCATGTGGTATTTTTTCTTTATCACATAGACTCCTAAGAGCTGTCTCTAAAACTACTCCTGCAATTACAGCAGCAGCTAACTTATACTTATTCGATAGTAATTCTTTAGCTTGTTCTAACTCTGTATCAAAAACATCTGCTTCTATTAAAGACTTTATAGAAGATAAAAGCCCCTTATTATAATCATCTTTTAGTGCCAAAAATAATGCTTTCTGTCTATCGAAGATATTAGAATTATCATCGAAACCATTTTTTACTTTAGATTCATTTTCTAATTCTTTATAGTACATGCAATCAATATTATTACTATGTATTAATAATATTATATTTTTTAGGTTTAGTGACCATTTTTTATGTAATTCATCATTAATATCTGTATAAGATAAACCAAATTCACTGCTATTTTTTTGTTTAGAAGCTTCTATTCCTAACATTTCTTTTTCTAGATCTTCAAATCTAGAAGATATTTTATTTTTCATGTAAATCCTTTATGTGTTAAAATTAAGTATGCAAAACTATAACTAAATATTAAAAGATATACAAATAAAAATTGATGATATAATAATTTGAAATTAAGACAAGGAATATAAAAATGAAAAAAGAAATTAGTAATTTAAAAATAAAGCCTTATTCAGAGCTTGTGATAGATGCAGCTGAAGATGTTTGTAAAGGTGCTTATAATTTTAGTAAATTTGCTTTGAATGTATTTTATAGAGCATCAAATCTAAAGGCATTAAAGGAAAGCTTTGATGCATATCAAATTGAGAAATTATCACAAGTAATTGAAGATTTTCAATATGAGCATTCTAAGATAGATGATGATAAAAAACGAGAATTTTATGAAGATTTAAAATATAATAAACAGAATTTAGAATTTTTATACTCATTATTTGAAAAATCTAGAAAGTCAACATATAGAATTCATATGCAACTATTGACTTATTTATCAAGTTCATTAGTAAATAAGAAAGAATTAAATTATCATGAGAAAACATTATTATCAAATATAAATATTTTAAATGATGAAGATTTAATTTATTTCCATAAAATTTTAAAGGAAAGTGTATCTGATATTAATGAAGCAAAAATAAAAGAAATAAAAATATCTTTTCCTATAAAAACATATACTGAACATTATATATTTGAAAAACTTGAGAGAGTTGGATTTATAGTTAAATACGTTAGTGATGCAGGAATAATGGCTGATATTGAATATGAACCATATGTTTATAAAGATCAATTTTTTTATATACATGATTTTACAGTAGAAATCTATAATTTCTTAGATTTAATTTTTGGAGATAAACATAGCTCTTAA